TGAGAGCCTCCCAGACGCTTCAGAAACCGTGCCTGCAGAGAATGTACCCACCCAACTTTTCTCTTCTCTGGAGGCTGGAGAACAGCCCACACCAGAGCAGGCTCTTGTGATGGCAACCAGTTCAGAGGTTCTGTCTGTGGCTACAGCGGAACAGGTAGCAGAAATCTTTGAGGCTTTGGATGTTGCCGAACTCACTGATACGCAGATCGCTGCGCTTGTGGAGGCTGTGCAAGACGCACCAGCAGAAGTGCGTGAAGCATTTGAGGACAGCATCAATATCTTTGGTGAGGGCTTTGATGACTATGTTCCGTTGGGATCAACTATTCCTGTTGCGGTGCGTAGAACATTGGTGGCTGTGAGTGCAGGAGTCACGCTTGCTGCAGCAGCAACTAGAGTCAAACACTAGGTGAAGTATGAAACGACTGCACGATTATCTGATTGAGAACGCATGGGTGTGGGCTGGCACAGGTCTAGTTCTGCTCACGCTCTCTGGCACAACGCTGCGTCAGGCTCTATGGATTACTTGCCTCACTGTGCTGATACATTTTCTGGCGACCATGCTGAAGAAAGGCGATGATCAATGAAGAAGATGCAGGATGTGTTGGGTCGTATTCTGGCTCTGTTCCTCACGAACGCTCTTGGCGTTGTGACTGGTGCAGCAGTGATTGCACCTGAGTTGGAGATTTGGAAGAGCGCATTGCTCGCTGGTGCGGTCAGCGTGTTCAAGGTTGTTGAGTCGTTGGCTCGTGCATCGGTGGATGGCACTCTTACTCGTGACGAGATTGATGCAGCGTTCGGTGCGTCACCTGCGAAGATCGCCAAGAAGAAGGCTGCACGATGAGCAAGCGACCGTACACAGGCAACAAGGATGGTGCTGCAGCGTCTGAGCATCCTCAGAACACTGCTCTGTGGAAGGAACTAACGAAGGCTTATCCTGCGCTCTGGTTCAATGGTGGTTTCGGGGTAAGAAAAATGAGGGGGAAGGAATCGCTCAGCGTTCACGCAACGGGAAGAGCCACCGATATTTCATGGCGCAACATGGGTGATGGTAAGCGTGGCAAACCGAAAGGTGGTCGCAAGCAGGCGATGGCTGCGATGGATTATCTGGTGAAGAACGCTGATGCTTTGGGCATTGAAATGGTGATTGATTATTTCCCACAGAAGTTCGGTCGTGCATACAGATGCGATCGTGATGCGTGGAAGAACTATGACAAGCCTGAGGTGCATGGTGCGCCGAACGGCGACTGGTTTCATTATGAGGTGGATGGAAAGAAGTCTGCTCCGCAGATCAAAGAGTTCTTTGCACAGAACCCACCGCCTGCTGTAACTGAGGCATGATATGGATCAGGGTTGGGCTGCTGTAGTCGTTGCTGTCATCACGACCATCGGCGGTCTGCTAGGCATCCTGCTTCAGACCATGCGCAAAGAAGCACGGGAGATGCGCACAGAGAACGCTGAGGATCACGCCATTGTGCAAGGGCAACTGCAGCGCATCTATCGCACAATCAATCGTGTTGATGATAAATTGGAGAAGCATTTAGATCAGCACAGAGAAGGGCTACCAAATGAGCAAACTCCTAAGCGAAATAAAGTCTGAACCATCAGGATCGGCTGGAAGGAAACCAGCCATCACCAAGATCAAACACCTGCTCTCTCCGCAAGATCGCAAGGATTTGGTTGCAGCGTTTGATGATCCAATGATCACGGGCAGAAGCATCGCAACGGTGCTGAAGCGTCATGGGATAGAAATCTCTGAGGCGACTGTGTATCGCTATCGCACGACTGGTATCTATCGTGAACTTGCGTGACGAGATCGCACAAGAACAGCCAGATAGAGCAGAGGAGTCACGGATTCGCAAGCAGAACACTCTGCTGCAATCCAATAACGAGCGACTGATCCTGCGTGTAGAGGAACTTGAACGCACACTCTCCATCGTTGAACAGGTGGAGACACAGCACATTCAGCCTCCATCGTGGCTTGTGCCAGCGAAACCGAAGCGATCTGCAGCAACGCTCGTGGTGATGCTGTCTGATACACACTTTGATGAGGTGGTGAATCCTGAAGAGTTGGAAGGGTTGAACGCATACAACCGTGAGATTGCTGTGATGCGTCTAGAGAAGTGGGCGCAGAATGTGATCAAACTCAGCAGGCACTATCTGTCGGGTGTCACCTATGACGGTGTGGTTCTGATTCTGGGTGGCGACATATTCACTGGAGATATCCACGAGGAACTTCAGATCACCAACGAGGACACCATGATTGGCTCACTGTTGTTCTGGTCTGAACAGGTTGCTGCAGCAGTGCAGTTGCTCACTGATGAGTTCAAGAAGTGTCATGTGGTGAGTGTGGTGGGTAATCATGGGCGCACTACACGCAAGCCTCGAATGAAGCAGCGTGTGCGCACGAACTTTGATTGGCTGATTGCCAAGATGGTTGAGCGTCACTTCAGCAAGGACAAGCGTGTGACCTTCACAATCCCAGAGTCTGCTGATGCGTGGATTCAGATTTATGAGCATGGGCATCTCATCACGCATGGCGATCAGGTGTCTGGTGGTGGCGGTATCGGTGGCATCTATCCACCGATCATGCGGATGCGAGCAAGGAAGCATCAGCGATACATGGCAACAGGCAAATCGTTCCAGACACTCTGGTTAGGTCACTGGCATCAATACATTTCCACCCCATCAATGGTTGTGAACGGATCGTTGAAAGGTGTGGATGAGTACGCACTGATCATGGGGTTCGGATTTGAGCAGCCTCAGCAGGCATTGGCGTTGATCACACCAGAGAAGAACATCACCTTCCAAGCACCAGTGTTCTGTGCGGATCGCAAGCGTGAAGGCTGGTGAGTGATGAAGTTCAGCATCGTGTTGATTCGTTGGGCTGATGCGCACATGAGTGATGCTGGCTGGCTGGAGTTGGCTGAGTATGAGGATGACGGTGAGACGATTGTTGAGAGTGTCGGGTTTCTGATTCCTGTTGGTGAGGCTGGAAGCAAGAAGGATCATGTCACTTTGTGGCAGTCGCTCTGTGATGATGAGGGCATTCATGCGATGCACATTCCGATCGGGATGGTGCGTGAAGTGAAGGTGCTTTCTGAGAATGGTTTGGAGAGTCTCCGTCATCTAAGGTGAGGTGCTGCAGCAGGTGTGTCCTCCTTCTCCGCACCTGCTGTTCGGGTTGAGCAGCCTCACTGCTGGTGGTGGTGGGGCTGCTCCCCACCCCGTAAAACCCTTGTATTCATTGGGTGAAATGATCCTTGCTATTGTCCTCAGAATGTGCTTAGAATGAGGGTATGACAAGAGGAGGTCATCAGATGAAGAAGGCAACACAAGTGGGCATTGTGCGCACACTCAATGATGCACGGATTCCAAAGGCTGGTTACACATCTAGTCGCATGGTTCGTGGTTATGGAACAGTTAGATACGGTTACTCCGTTCATGCAGCAGGTGACGATTTCATTGTTCGTTTTGACAATCCAGCAGATCGTGTTCCAACGATTGCAAAGACGGAAGAGCAGATTGCAACAGAGAAGCAAGCAGCATTGGTTCGTTTCAACACGGAAATAAACAGGATTGAAAACGCACTCATCGCAAAGGGCTATCAAGCAGCGATTGAAGATGGCAGTGTCAAGGTTTACAACACAACAGAGGAGGGAAAGTGAATCCAGCAGAGATCGTTGGTGATGCAATCGCCACACATGGCAGACCACTCTGGGTCGCTCATGTGCCAACCAACATCAGAGAGAAGGTTGATCCACAGTGGCTCGCATCGCAACTTGCCACAGCGCATCGCTCACCAGACAGCATCACACGAGAAGATCAATACAAAGATATTCTCAACTGGTGCAAGAACAACCTCTTTGCAGAGGTGACACTCGCTGACCTTCAGCAACTCTCAGGACTCTCAGCACCAACGGTGCGCAAGTTCATTGAGAGTCGCATGGATGTGTTCCGCAAACTGCGCAGAGGAGTCTGGGAAGTTCGTGATCCGCAAGCAGATCGGATGGCAGACAAGTGAGCATCAAGACGAGGTATGGAGCGCAGTGCGACTCATGCGGATTCAACGATCTGTTCAGCCATGAGCGAGCAGAGTTCGCACAGCAGTTTGTAGAGAGCGCAGGCTGGAGCAGCAACGGTGACGAACACACCTGCCCAACCTGTCTCGCAAAGAAACCCCGTTACACCCACAAGACAAACTGAACACACACCACGACACGAGGAGGACACATGGAAATCATCAAGAAGGAAAGACACGGAAGCAAGGAATGGTTGCTTGCCAGATGGCGTGACGAACAAGGAAAATGCGTGTTCGGCGCATCAGACATACCAGCCCTAATGGGCGCATCCCCATACAAGACTCGTGGCGAACTGTTCGCAGACAAGAGCAACGAGCCTGTGGTGCAGGAAGAGAGCGCAGTGTTTAGGCGTGGCAATCTGCTGGAAGCACCATTGCTGGACAACGCTGCGATGGAACTTGGAATCAAGATCATCACACCGCAGGTCATCTATCGCAAAGGAAGGTTGAGTATCAGCCTTGATGGTGTGGATGATGAGCAGAAGCCAAGCATCGTCATTGAAGCAAAGACGACTACGAGGTACAGCATCTATGACTCCAGCGATCTGCCTGAAGAATGGTTGTGGCAGGGATGGGCGCAGCAGGCTGTAACCAATTGTCCTGTGTGGTTCAGTGTGTTGGATCGTGATCTGCGCATGAGTGTGGTGCAACTGCCACAGAACCCTGAAGCGATCAGCGCACTTGTCACTGAGAGCAATCTGTTTGGTGATTGGGTGGACAACGGCATCTCATCAGCCAACGATGAGTTGTTGGATTACTTCAGCGCATCTGACATTGCTCGCATCTACACATTGAAGGAAGAGAGTGTTGATCTGCCAACAGAAGCAGCAGAGTGGTTGTTGCAGTTGGAGGAAGGTCGTGCCCTGCAGAAACAGGGTGAAGAGTTGGAGACGAAAGCAAAGGATGTGCTTGCACGAATGATGCTTGGATGTGAGATCGGTTTCTTGAATGGTCAGCAGGTCATCACATGGAGACAGCAGGCAGGTCGCAAATCGTTGGACACGAAACGATTGAAGGAGGAACACCCAGAGTTGTGCGCACAGTATGAGCGTGAAGGCTCACCGTTTAGAGTTATGAAAACCACCAAGCCAAAGAAGGAGAACAAGTAATGGCATTCAATATGGATGGATATGTGGATGTTGCAGAGCGCATCAGACAGTTGCGTGAGAAGCATCCTGAAGCAGTGTTGCGCCCATACGATCCAGCAAACCCATTCAAGGTGATGGAGATTGGTGGGCGTGAGTTCATCATCTACACAGCAGCCTGCTATCGGACACCTGATGATCCGATGCCAGCAATCGCTGTTGCTGCAGAACCTGCAGTGGGTAAGACAAACTACACCCGTGACAGCGAAGTGATGAACGCTGAAACATCTGCGTGGGGTCGTGCGATCGTGGCTGCGCTCGCAGCAGACACACAGAAGATTGCATCACTGGATGAAGTGCGTAATCGCAAAGCAGAAGAGGCTGCACCATCAGTGCGGAATCACCCTGCAACACACAAGCCTCATCCTGTTGAGGATCAGCGAGCCATTGACATGATCACTGAGCAGATGGGCGGAATGCTTGTAGAGAGCAAGCCTGCGAATGTGCGCAGCATCAGTGGCGGTGGCATCACTGACAAACAGAAAGGTCTGCTCTCTAAGTTGGCGAAAGAGAAGTGCGATGGCGATCTGAAGCCGATCGTCAAGCAGATGTTCAACAAGGACAATCCGAACACTCTCACAAAGGAGGAAGGCTCTGCACTCATCAAAGCATTGATGGAGATGAAGTGAAGCGTGACCATTGGCGTGAAGATGCAGCCTGCCTAGATGCAGACATGGATATCTTCTTTCCGAACCGCAACAATGCGGAGGACAGATGGGATCGTGCGAAAGCACTCTGCAAGCAATGCACAGTGAAGAAGGAATGCCTGTCTCTCGTGATGCACCTAGAGGAGCATGACGACAGGTGGGGAGTATTCGGTGGACTCACACCGATGGAGAGAAGAGTTCTGCGAGACAAGCAGAGAAGGAGAAAGGCATGAGCGAGAAGATTCATCTGGAGCGCACAGAGGCTGGTGGACAGATCACTTGGATTCCACGCAGTCGCATCTTTGTGACCATCCAAGAGTTTGAGGACAAAGAAAAAGAGTGCGAGATGCTGCGTGAGATCAACAGGCTGTTGATTGAATCAGTTGCCAATCTCAATGAGGCTGCGAAAGGCAACAGCAAGTGGCGCAATGTCGCTGGCATCATGCACGAGTTCATTCAAGAAGGTGACTGCAACGGAGCAAAGCAGCACTATGAAGAGGAGTGCAGAGGATGGTGAGGTGGGTGTTCTCAACAAAGGCTCTGCTCGCCAAGTTCCCTCCTGAGATGACTGCTCAGACGATCAGTGAGGTGCTTGGTGTGTTGCCTTCCACGATTGAGAGGTGGCGTTGCACGACCTGCAATCTGGAGTTCAAGAGGGCTGATGAGATGGCTGTGCGGATCGGATTGCATCCGTGTGAGGTTTGGGATAACTGGTTTGAGGAGGCTCTTTGTGGCTCATGATGAAACAGTAGAAGAACTAAAGGATGCTCTTGATGAGGCATTCAAGATAGGCGATCTAATGGCTCACTATGTTGTCAAATATCAAATGGCTGCGTATGTGTGGAGGAAATGCGCTGAAGCGTATGAGCGTGGCGATATGGCTACTGCAGACAAACTATTTCAGAAGGCGATCCGCAAACATGGCTGCTGAGTGGAATCAGTACCCAGAGACGATTGAAGAGTTGTTGGTGTCTATTGGTGCGCAGACAATGTGGGAAGCAAAGCATGACAAGCCTGCAGACCTATTTGACAGCATCGTGATCACGAAAGAGTTGTTCGCTGATGTTGCGACACGACTCTTGATCTTGGAACACAAGTTGGATGTGTTCTGATGGATGAGAGGAAGGGTGAGTGTGAAGGCAACCGTGAGAAATGCACTCTTGCTGACTGTCCAAAGTATGGGTTGCTTGGTAAGCAGGGCAGAGACGGAAAGAGGCGTGTGCGTGGCTGTAACGATCCTGCTGCACGAGGGAAGCGGAATCGCACTAAAGGTGACAACAAAGCGAGAGTGGCGAGGCGCAAACTTGGTCTTGCTGCTACAGGAAACGCAGGTACAAGGCATGAGGAGCATTGGTCTGGTGCTTTGCGTATTGAGGCGAAAGCAGGCGCACAAGTTCAGCCGATCGCTACACGCTTCTACGCTGCCAAAGCACAAAGCGATGCTGCGAAAGCGTTTGGAGATATCAGACCATTCGCAATGGTTGCGATGCCTGATGGCTCTTCAGATGGCATAGTGCTGATGACTCTCACTGAGTTCAGCGAGTTGCTGGCGTTGCTAGACCTGTGACACCTAAGGAGTTCTCGCAGTCGCTGTATGACAGCAACGATGATGCGAAGCATCAGATCATTGCGTGGTTGGAGGAGAGAGGGTTTATGGCGTGGGTGAATGAGGATCAGTACGGGATTGATGTGCAGGCGTTGAAGATGGGGAAGCAGTTTGTGTTTGAGGTTGAGGTGAAGCACAACTGGGATCAGCAGGGTTTCCCGTTCAATACGGTGCCC